TTCTTTATAGCTCTAGACACTCTGGTCACTGACTACATCGAAGAAGGCTTAGGGCTTCCACAGATCATTACATATTTACAAGTTGTGAACGTAGCCTTAGCTTCTGAATTAGTCCAAGCACTATACGACGAAGAATAACCACTTTAGCCCAAAGACCCTACAGAAGATTTACTCCCTAACTGTAAGCGACTAGGCAACCCCCTCACTGAAGGCCATCACTTTAAACGCTAGGTGCGAAGCATTGGTGTGGGGTTAATTTATCAGGAAGGCCAAATGATTGATTACACGATAGGACATGAGCCTAGACAGCAGACAGGAAGAGAGCTGTTCTTTAAGGGCGATGTAAAGACTCTAACCCTTAACTATGGTCCTTGGGCAGACGATAACGCCAACGTAACCACCGTCACTTGGTCAGTAGAGAATGGACAAGCAAGCATAGTATCTAACTCTCTAACGGACAATGAAGCCAAGGTAACTATAAGCACCTATGAGTCAGGCAACTCTATTATCAAGGCTACAGCTACAGACGGAACTAACACTAATATCTTCTTTATACGCATTAAGACTAAAGACCCAAGCATAGATTTGGGATGCAGCGATTACTGCCTATAAACCACTAAACATATCAATTGGTTAATATTTACACAAAGTAGCTAATAGTTAGTCTAAATAACCACTAAGCAATCAATAAATGGTTGAATACACCACTTCTGGCGGATAAACAGCATGAATTCACTACAATTAGCGGTTAAACAGGCTAATCATGCCGCTCACACGCCTGATTATAGGCTGCTGGTCGAGGCTAGAGCCCACAAGATACAAGCATTCATGGACAAGGCTAACGCTAAGACCATCTCTATGCTGGCTCACGATGCCGTAGGACGTAACGACACGATCACCCTTGATGCGCTGTTATCTATGGGACTAATCGCGGCTGAGCCCTCGGATAGCTCTACAGACCACTAAACATCATCCCTCATATTTCGGGGGATGCGATATTCGCGGGTTTACACCAACTGGATAACAAGTGGTGATGCTCGCCAAATACCCCTTATTTCCACTTATATCGGCCCTAAAACAGCTAAGTCATTGAATTCATTGGATTCACTAATTCCAGTAATTACTATTACCGGAAATAGCGATCTGGCAATACCCATAAACCGGCAATAACGGCTTTTTGAAAGAGAGGGGGGTAGCACCCCTGGGAGCAGGAGCTAGGGGGTCGGCTCTGTATTACAGGAACCCTCCCTCCCATAAATTTATATTTTTTTTGGAATCACTATGCCCCAAAGCGTATTTCCCCCCGGCAGCAATGGAGCCCCTCATGGCAATCGCAATCAAAGCGCACAACGTCCTTGGAAGTCCGCTATCGAGCGAGCCCTATCTAAGAAGGGTAAGTGTGAGCAGGCAGAGGAACTTTACCTAATAGCCCGTGAGGTTGTTGAGGCGGCACAGGATAGAAACAGTGAACACTTCGCAATGGCAGTTAAAGAGGTTGGATTAAGACTAGATGGAAAACCAACTGAACACATCGCTATTACAGACGATACTGCCGAAAAACTTGTCGGAATATCCGCCGCTTTTGCTTCGCTTGTCGGAGTTGCCACAGGCGGAGAGATTATCGACGGAGAGATTGTTATGCCGGGTCGATCTTTACTTTCTTCTGAGGTACGCACTAAGACGGGAGGACATGGAAAGGGATTGGATATTCCATCGTTGCAGGGAGGTCCAGGAGGAACCCAATAACCATATTGATATCTGGTCACGAGAACACTACAAATCGACCATTATTACTTTTGGTAAGAACATTCAGGATATTCTCGCAAGTCATGGGGAAGACCCTTTACCTGAGTGGAAAGGACGAGAAGTCACTATTGGCATTTTCTCTTTTAACCGACCTTCTGCGAAAAAATTTCTACGCCAAATTAAAGTCGAGTTTGAAGATAACGAAAATTTAAAATTATTATTTCCTGATATTTTGTATCAAAACCCTAAGAAAGAATCTGGCAAGTGGTCAGAAGACGACGGGTTGATTGTTAGGCGTAAATCGAACCCTCGCGAAGCGACTGTTGAGGCTTCTGGTTTGGTTGATGGGCAGCCTACGGGAATGCACTATGTCATTAGGTCTTATGACGATGTTGTAACCCTAGAATCAGCTCGTTCTATTGAAATGATCAAGAAAACAACTCAGGCATGGGGATTAAGTCTCTCACTGGGTACTGAGGGTGGCGTAGAGCGTTATGCAGGCACTTTCTATGCTGACGGTGATACTTACTCCGACATTATAGAAAGAGGCGCAGCGGTCCCTAGAGTACATCCTGCGACCGAGGATGGAACGTCATCAGGAAAGCCTGTTTTATTTTCTCAAGAATATTTAGATAACAAAAAGTTTGCGGGTATTTATGACTTCTCTTGTCAGTACCTTTGCGACCCAATTCCCGATGAAAACGCTTACTTCACTGTTGAGGATTTCAAGTGGTACGACGAACCCCCTGAACATTTACGAAAGTACGGTGCGGGAGATTGTGCGCTAAGTGATGGTAAGGGCGATTTCACTGAGCTGGGGATAGCGGGCATTGATCCTAATGATGACCTTTATCTATTAGATTGGTGGTACGGCCAAAAGCCAATGGATGTATGGATAGATGCTCAGCTTGATTTAGCCGAAAAACATGGTCCGGTTAAGTGGGGCGCAGAAGCGGGAATGATACGCCGAGCATCAGAACCTTATTTGAATAAAAGAATGCGCGAACGCAAAGTCTATTTCACGATGGAATGGTTCCCCGCAATCGCAGACAAAGCAACCAACCTAAGATCATTTCAAGCCCGTGCCAAGCAGGGAAAAATCTACTTACCTAAAAACACATCATGGGCTGACGACTTAGTTGCCCAGCTATGTAGATTCCCCAAAAGTAAATATGACGACAAAGCGGATGTATGCGGATTGTTTGGAAGAATGATCGACGGAATGCATGGCGCGGTAGCTCCTTCGGCTCCTAAATTAAAGCTAGTCAGAGACGAGTATGGTTTTGATGAAGAGCCTGGTGGTGACTGGAAAACAGCATAGAGGATTTTATGGCAACCCCTAAAGAACAAGTCGAGCAGTTCTTAAATGATACTGATCTAGCGAGAAGGCTGTCCCAAAAGTGTCGGGATTACTACGACTCAAAACAGTGGACCGAAGAAGAAGCAAAAAAGCTAGAGTCTCGAAAGCAGGCCGCTATAGTTGTTAATAGAGTTCGGCCAAAAGTAGAGGGATTAGTGGGTCTTTATGATCTAAGAAAATCAGATCCAAAAGCCTTTCCTAGAACGTCAAAGCACGAAAAATCCTCACATGTAATTACTGACGCGCTTAGATTTGTTGTTGATAACAATAATTTCGACATTACCAGAATGGACGTTGCGGAGGATTTCTTTGTTGAGGGATATGGCGGTGTTTTCACCGGAGTAAAGAAGACCCCCCGGGGCGTTGAGATATTATTAGACCAAATCCCCTGGGATAGAATTTACTTCGACCCACATTCTCGTAAAAAGGATTTTAAAGACGCTCGCTTCATGGGCATGTGGCTGTGGATGGATGAAGATCAGGCTGTTGACACTTTTAACATCTCCAAGAAAAAAGCAGAGGAAATAATTGACGCTCCGGTTGACGGCGAAGAAACAAACGCCGATAGACCTCGATGGTACGACAACCAAGGCCGAAGACGTTTACGAATTGCGATGCACTTCCACATTAAAAAGGGAAAGTGGAAATTAACCGTCTTTTCTGGCGATACAATCATTAAAAAAGAGCAGGATTCACCTTTTCTTGATGAAGACAATATGCCGATGAACCCGATTGAGTTGGTTTCGTCAAATATCGACAGAGATAACAACAGATACGGTGAAGTGGCGGGGTTTATCTCCCAACAAGACGAAATCAACCACCGTAGAAGCAAGTTTTTACACTTCAACTCAACAAGACAGACTTTTGGCAACGCGACGGCGGTTACGGATGTTCAATCTGTTAAAAACGAGCTAAAGAAACCCGATGGACATATTCAGTTAGAAGCTAATGCAAAGCTAGGTGAAGATTTCGGAATCTTGCCTAACCAAGACATGAGTAATGCTCAGTTCAATCTTTACCTCGACGCCAAAAGCGAGCTAGACGCGACTTCTTTCAATGCCCAGTTAGCGGGCAACGGCGCACAAGGCGAATTATCCGGCAAAGCTATTGGAAAACTCCAGGCAGCGGGCACGATTGAACTAAACCGGCAGTATTCTCTCTTGAGAGGGTTTGAAAAGCGTGTTTATGAGCAAATCTGGTTCCGCATTAAGCAATTTTGGAATGATGAAAAATGGATTCGGGTCACTGACGATCAAGACGACCTTAGATGGGTTGGATTGAATGCGGAAGTCACAGCCCAAACTCTTCTGATGGAAAATATTGAAGACGATTCACTCCCATTACAAGCAAGGCAGCAATCAGAGCAAATTTTACAAGTGTTAATGGAGACTGAAAACCCTCGATTGAATGAAGTTGTTGAAACTCGCAACCCCACAGCGGAATTAGACGTTGATATCATTATTGACCAATCATTCGACGTTATAAATATCCAACAAGAGCAGTTCGAGCTCATCGCCACCTTCGCTCAGAAGGGAGATATTGACGTTATTGAACTTATCGAGCTTTCCCAGATTAGAGGAAAGGATGATTTGATCAAGAAACTCGAAAAGCGCAGAGCGGCACAAGCCCAAGCCGAGCAAGCCAACCAAGATCAACAGATGGAGATTGTTATGGCCGAGAAGGGCGCGAAAATCGAAAAAACTCAGGCTGAAACGAGGGAAATTGACTCCAAGGCTCTGAAAAACCAAATCACATCAATTACGCAACAACTTGAGAATCAGATGATTCAGGAAAACCCTGATCCTAATCCTCAAGTCATTGTATAGCAGCACCCGCCGTCGGGGTTTCGGACGAAAAA